CAAAAAAATCTAAGAGGCTTACGATACTAATCCCGACGCAAAATCCCCATCGTTGTTTTTTTGATGCGCGTAGTCACATGATTATCATTGTTGATCAAGAATTTTAGTCTATTTAATGATTGTTCATAGATGTTATATCTACGTTCAATCATTATTTGATTTTATTATTCGTTTTCAAATAAATTTGTGTGTATTCTCTTGTGCACGCATTATTTTTTTTGTCGTATATAGATATATAAAGAGTTTAAGTAACTTGTGATCTTTATGACACACTTTAAAATTAAATACACTAATGCATAAATTAATCGTGTGCATTTTATTTTTATCACGATACAAAATAATTAATCTCAAACTTTAAAAATTTAGAAAGGTTTTAATATGAGTAATAAAAAGTTTATATTTTGTAAAAGTGATGATCCATCTTTAGAAGATGATTATTATTCTTACATTGATAATAAAAACATTTCAATTCAAGTATGTAAATATGCGTATCCATACATTTATAGTGTAAATAAATGGAACGATGAAGATCAAAGTGGTTTTTCA